TGGTCAAGTGTAGTTCGCTGACTCGTGATGGGGCGCCCTGTAAGGGGCGTCCCGTTACGGGCAGTGATCTGTGTGTCTTTCACACATCTGAGGCAGTCTAGTGCAACTCAGCGCGATGCGCGACTACGTGAGAAACGTGGTTGACATCGATCCTACCGACATTTCCGACGCGACGATGAACACGTTTATCCGTGAAGGATACGACATCATCGTGTATTCGGAAAAGCGGTGGCCGTTCTACGAGGTTGCCCTCACGTTTTCGACGGTAGCAGATCAAGCGGACTATCCGATGTCTGACGTTGCTGCTGCTTTAAGTTTCGTCCACGACGGCGTAACCTTCTCGGGGGTCAGCGCCCCCTCCAATGTTGGTATGCGTGAAGTTGCCGCGATGAAAACCGACAACCACGTAATGCAGTACATCGGTTACGATGTCGCTGACATCATCTACCCGTTGGATTCCAACTCTACAGGCCGACCATGGTACTGGACGATGTGGAACTCCGGGGTGAGTGCTTCAACAGCGGTAAACAGCCAAACAGTCCGCGTGTACCCCACCCCCAGTGAAGTTCAGACGATCACGGTGCGCGGTTACCGCAACCCGGTTGATTTCGGCGGCAACACTGCCGTATACCGTACAGCAATAGCCGATGCGAACACCCCGGATCTGCCGGTGCCGTTCGACAACGTACTGTCCCTGTACAGTATTTACAGGTCATATCAGCAGCAGGAAGACGCCATGATGGCGAACCAGTATTTCTCCCTGTTCCAAGGCGAGTTGGATAACTTGCGGGCACGGTTTGAGGACACCCCGGCCCCGCAACCGCTGCTGTTGAACTCTATTAGGGCTTCCCGGTGGCAGAGCCAAAGTTACATGCCGGGGCAACTTCGCTACCCATCTCCCTTCCGGTAATGGCGTTCGCGGTCCAAACCCCGTCAACCGCTACCTCGGAACCGTACCGGTATGACGAACGCGCCGACTTTACCGGCGGTTTAAATCTGCGCGCCGACCAGTTCAACCTAGCGGTGAACGAATCACCGTCACTGTTGAACGTGGACGTGGACCCGCGTGGTGGCGTGTCACGCCGTGAAGCGGTTGACATCATCAACGGTACCGCTTTGGGCGACAGTATTCTCAGTTTGTTCTCCCATTCGGACGCATCCAACAATCAGGTTTTGATCGGTGTAAAAAGCAGCAGTAACAGTACGTTGCATTATGCTACTGGTGCGGCAGGAAACTTTACCCAGATCACGTCCTCGGCGGGGAATATCACGATGACCGGGTTGCAACCCCCGCAGGGTGCAACATTCAACGACATCACATATATTGTCAACGGGTCGTTGTTCGACACGACGTACGCTGCGGTTTCTTGGGCTGGTTCCAATAACGCCACAAGGTTGACACCGGACATTGACGCTTCTGACGGTCATTTTCCGTGTGCCCGCTATACGACTGTGTGGGGGCAGCGCGTTTGGGTTGCGTACACGTTGGAGTCAGGTACCGGGTACAAGAATCGGATCCGGTGGTCGAAGGTGGACGATGCGGAGAATTGGACTGCCACCGACTTTATCGATGTGGACCCGGGGGAAGACGGCGACCACATAACGGGCATTATCGCAGATCAGAACCGTCTTCTCGTCTTTAAACAGAACTCGGTTTACGAAGTTCTCGGCTTCGATACCGACACATTCCAAGTACGCAACGTGACCCGGGTGGCCGGGAACCGGGAAGGTTGCACACCCGTAGCCACCCCGGCGGGAGTTTTCTTCTGGTACGGCGAAAGTGGCGCATTCCTGTTGACTTCCGATGATCTAGCGTGGGCGTTTGAACGAATCAAACCGGCGGTGGACAACGGAAGCCTCACATTGGGCACAGCGCCGTCTTTAATGTGGTTTGATGAGAAACTGTGGGTTTCCGTCGATTACCAGTCGGGTGACAATTTAGCCGGGTCAGATCAGACGAACCGGCGCAACACGTTCATGTGGGACCCGTCGTTGGGGGTTACGGGGGCGTGGACCCGGTACGACATCAACGCCCGGTCACTGTTTGCGTACAGGCCGACGGGGGCGCAACACTTCGGGCTGGCCGTCACCTCCGATGTGAATGGCACAGCAGCGTTTACCCGGGTTGCGAAAGTTGACGTGGACGCCGATGTGGACGACTACAACGGAACCACCGCAGAGGAAATCCAGTCGTTCTACCAGACCGGATGGTACGTCGGTAACCGTCCCACCTTCACGAAACGGTGGGGGAAGACTCGTACGGTCATGTTGGCGGACAACACGTTGACTGTCCGTATGGGTATTTACAAAGATTACGACCTGTCAACTGAGGCTGTTTCCCAATCACAGCCGATTAGTGGTCCCGGTGGGGAAGCAACATGGGATTCGGACCCTTCCGGGTCCGGTGACGGTGTGTGGAATGTGTCGGAATGGGCTGCTGGGGGCACTTCCAACATCTACAAGTTCTTCAGGTGGCCCACGGCTGGGACAGCCAAGGCTATTAGTTTGAGGTTTAGTGTCACGCCGTCGGTTGGTGCCCGTGGGAAGTGGGGGCTTACGTCGGCTGTGGCGATGTACAGAACGAGGAGAATACGTTAATGGCGGCTTTGGCTGTAACCAACTCTTTTACTGCGGGCACATCCATTGTCGCGTCGCAAATGAACGCCAACTTCACAGATGTTGTGTCGTGGGCTACGGGTACACCGTTCTTGTCGGCTTCTGGTTCTTTGACAACGGTCAAGGGCACTATGTCGGTGACAGAGTTGGCGACGTTCGTTGCGGGTATCAAGATCGACGGGTCGAATCCGGTTATCACCTTTGAGGGTGCGACCGCTAACGCCTACGAGACTGTAATCAATGTTACTGATCCGACTGCGGATCAGACTATCACTCTCCCTGATGCTACGGGGACTGTTGCCTTGCATGGTGACGGTAACGCCAGCAACATTATTTCCAACTCAGTCTTCAACTAAGGAAAGTAGAACATGGCAACATACTCCAAGATCAAACTGTCGGGTACGCCTGCCGACGGTAGGAACATCAAGGTCGTTCCCACCGCAACAGCGGGAACCACTATCCATACCGCCGTATCGGGCACGTCGGATCTGGATGAGGTGTGGCTGTACGCTTGCAACACTGACGGAACGGACAGGAAACTGACCATTGAATACGGTGGTGTCGCATCACCTGACGATCTGACCGAAGTCACTATTGAGGCTGAGGCTGGTTGGGTGCTGGTTGTGCCGGGTCTGCTGTTGCAGAACAGTCTGGTTATCAAGGCGTTTGCTGCCGCGGCCAATGTAGTGATGATAAACGGCTATGTGAACCGTATCACCGCCTAGCAAATGTTTCGTCAGGACCGCACCAACCCGTCTACCGCCGTATCCAACTGGCGGGGACGGCGTGACACAGCCAAGGGGCACCCTTCGACGGCTGTGTCTAAATGGCTGAATGGCGGTCTGTTCGGGACGATTCCCGGTGCGCCGGGAACTCTGTCGCTGTCTGCCGGGTCTACCCCGGCTACCGAAATCAACTTGTCGTGGTCTGCTCCGGCGGACGATGGTGGCGTAGCAATCTCCGGCTACCGGATCAAGAAAGACGGATCGGTACTCGTAGCGGACACCGGTTCTACGGGCACGACTTACACGGCTACGGGCCTGACGCGGGCGACTTCGTACAACTTCACTGTTGCAGCAATCAATGCAAAGGGAACTGGGGCTGACGGGAATACGCCTAGCCTTACAACGAGTGCTGAGGTTCCCGGTGCGCCGGGAACCCTGACGTTATCGAACGGGTCCACCCCCAGCACCCAGATCGACCTGTCGTGGTCGGCGCCGTCCGATACGGGTGGCGGGACTATCTCCGGTTATCGGATCAAGAAGGACGGATCGACCCTTGTGGCCGATACCAGTTCAACCGGCACTACTTACACGGCTACCGGTTTGACCGCCGGTACCTCGTACAACTTCAACGTGGCTGCCATCAATGAGGCGGGCACCGGCGCTGACGGCAACACGCCGAGCCACACAACCCTGTTCTCATACTCCACGACTGGTTCTCCGACCGAGCGCACTTATTCGGGCTACCGATCACTTCAGTGGACTGGGAGCGGCACATTCGTTGTGGCGGGCGCCGCGGCAACGATTGACGTTCTGGTCGTTTCTGGCGGCGGTGGTGGCGGATATGGCTCAACCGGCGCTGGTGGTGATGGTGGTGCTGGAGGCGGTGGTGCTGGTGGCATGGAATCATGGACGAGTCAGACGGCTGGAGTTGGTACCAGCACTATCACGATTGGTGGCGGTGGTGCGGGCGGTGTCAACGCTGACGATGGAATAGGAACACAAGGCACCACTTCTTCGTTTGCTCTAGGCGGGGGAAGCACACTGTCAACTACCGGTGGTGGGTACGGCGGGGGCCGTGCCGAAACCGGTGGTGCGGGTGGCTCAGGCGGCGGTGGAGGCGGGTTCTCCGCTCAGGCTGGTGGAGCCGCAACTACGGGCGAAGGTAGCGCTGGCGGCGCCGGTTCGTCGGGTACATCAGATGTGGGTGGCGGCGGCGGAGGCGGCAAAGGCGGTGTTGGTGGGGCTGGCTCTGGCACGGATGGTGGCGCTGGCGGGACGAACGGCACAAGCGTTTACGCCGACGGCACAACCTCTGGGGTTGGCGTCGGACAGTTCGCAGGCGGCGGCGGTGGTGGACAACAGGGCGACGAGAGCCCAGCGCACGGGACCGGTGGAGCAGGCGGTGGCGGCGGTGGCGCCCACGGTGGAGAAACCCAGTCCGCGGCGACCGCCAATACGGGCGGCGGCGGCGGTGGTGGGCGCCAAAACCAAAATGGTACTGCCGGTGGCTCTGGTGTCGTAATCATCAGGTGGGCCGAGTAGTGGCCCACTTCGCTGGAATAGACGCAACCGACACCGTGGTCAGGGTTCTGGTCGTCCCCGACGATCAGGAACACCGCGGACAGGAGTACCTTGCCGACGACCTCGGCCTTGGCGGGACATGGGTTCAGACTTCCTACAACACCAGCGGGAACGTCCATGCCCTAGGCGGTACGCCGTTGCATATGAACTACGCAGGCATCGGCTACTCATGGGATGGAACCGGTTTTGCATGCCCGCAGCCCCACGGGTCGTGGTCGCTGGACGAGAACTACGTCTGGCAGCCTCCGACGCCGTACCCCGACGACGGCAACGACTACGACTGGGACGAGGACACCGTTTCATGGGTTGAGATCACTGAGTGATGAGCCAACCGACCGACAATAGGATGACACCATGAGTCAACAGAAAGCAGCAGCGTCCGCATACGGGGTGATGAAAGGCGACGAATCACTGACTGTTTCCAGCACCGCTGTTGCCTTGGCGTCGATTCCGTCTGGTGCGTTGAACGCTCTGGTGACAAACGGTGCCGAGGCGATCCGAGTCAGGTGGGGCACCCCGACCGCTTCTGTCGGCCACTACCTGAACCCGTATTCGGTCATCGACCTGTATTCGTCGATGTCGACCGTCAAGTTTATTCGCGCCGGGTCGTCCGATTCGGTTATTCACATCACCTACTTCGGCTAGGAGGGCAGCATGGCGAGCCGCATCCAGCAGCGCATCGAGCAGACGAGTACGGGGGATATCACTTCGGTTAGTACCTCGAACGGGCTTCAGGGTGGCGGGTCGTCCGGGGCGCTCGCGTTGACGCTCGATACGGCAGCGAAGGGCGACCTCCTCGTCGGCACCGGTGATAACACCGCGCAGGTGCTCACGGTCGGATCGAACGGTTACCTGCTCGCTGTGGATACCTCGACAGCGACCGGACTTGTTTACGTTCAGCAGTACGCCGTCCTCGGCTAACATCGGAACCGTAGATATGACAGGAGACTGACATGCCATCTGCCACGATGATTTATTGCGTGTTGACGCACAACCCGCATCCCAGCAAGTTGCTGGCGACGACGGCTGTTGGCCCTTATGCGACGGAGGCTGAGGCTCAGGCGGTCGCCGATGAGATTACCGCCCATTTCAACCCCGGCTATGTCAATCCGAATCCTGACAAGCCCCAGTGGGTGAACCCTCCGTTGGAGGCCATTATGAAAGCCAACGGGATTTGCGCGTCGATCATGCAGTTGAACATGCCGATGAGCGAGGTCTACACATTTCTTGAGTCCACCGTCCAGTATCTTGACGACGCCGACTAATGAACATCCCGACGACGAAGAGCAGCATCCAACTTGACCTGCTTCATCCGAGGTTCGTGACCCGGCTGGAGGCGTTCTTCTCCGACTCGCGGATCAAGAACCGAGTGGCGGTGTCGTCCGGGTGCCGGTCGTATGCGGCTCAACTGCGGCTGTACCAGATGTACCGGGCCGGGAAGGGCAACCTCGCTGCGAACCCGGACTGGCAGCGGCCCGACGGGTTCTTCCGTGGGTCGTTTCATCAGGAGCAGCCGGATGGCTACTCGTATGCTGTCGACCTGCACCAGTTGTCGAAGTCGATCTCGAAGCCGGACATCAACAAGATCGCTGTCACCTACGGTGTCGTTCCGACTATCCAAGCGAAGGAGTGGTGGCATCACCAGCCGAGGAACGGGAAGGGCTGGTTCGACGCCCCGGCATTGAAAGGCGAAGCGTCAGAGGGCACCGAGCATGTCGCACCGTTGGAACCGAAGGTCGACTGGGCCGGGATCATGGCTGCGATCTCCGCGCAGCGAACGCAGGTCACCCGGAAGCCGCTGATCCGTGGTTCACGGGGTCCGGCGGTCAAGACCACCCAGTCGAGGCTCGGGGCGCTCGGCTTCGATTGCGGTCCGGCTGACGGAATCTACGGTCGCAAGACCGCTTGGGCGGTCAAGCAGTTGCAGAAGAAAAAGAAACTACCGACCACCGGGACGGTCGACGCTCGCACGTTCGACGCCCTGTTCACATAGGGAGGCGCTATGGCGTTCTTACTCAACTACAAGCGTGCTGATCGGGTCAGCACGACCCATGTCCAGAACGCTTTGGCTGCTGCGGGTCATGCGCCGGGTCCGGCTGACGGACGGTTCGGCCTGTCGACGATGAAGGCGGTTGTCGCCTACCAGAACGCTCACGGTCTTGACCCGACCGGGATGGTCGATGAGGCGTTGTTCGCTCAGATCGTGTCGGGGAAGGCGGCTCCGAAACCGAAGGCCGAGAAGAAGGCTCCGGCGAAGAAACCGGCAGCGACGAAGGAGACTCCAGCAAAGGAGCCTGCGGCGAAGAAGGCTCCAGCGAAGAAACCGGCTGCGAAGAAAGCCCCCGCGAAGAAACCATCGGTGACGACATGAACCTCGACCTCCACCAACTCAAAGACGTTCTCGAAAGAGCGATCTCCACTTACGTTCAGTCGGTCGCCGGTCTGATCGCCGCGTCCGGCATGGCTGACCTTGACCTGTCGACGTTGAAGGTGTTTGCGGTGTCTGCGGCTCCGGCTGCGTTGGCGATCGTGAAGGGGTACGGGATGTCGTTGTTGCCGTTCGGCGACAAGTCGGCGTCTGCGATCTCGCACGGTCGGCCTGCCGGGTCCGAGGCCGAGTCGGGTATGTACGACTGACCCGAAAACGACGAAAGCCCCCGGCCCGTTAGATGGACCGGGGGCTGCTCGCCGGTTGGGTCAGCGGCAGTGGTAAAGAAGCGAGCGGTAGCCAGCCATCTTCGCGGCCTTCAAGGTGTCGATGATTACTTTGGTGTGGATGGGGTCGCCGTTGGAGTCTGCGATGACGACCTTGTAGCCGCCGGTCACCCTGAAGATGTTGGCGACGAACGAGTGCGTGTCGGTGTGCATCTCGTAGTGGTTGTCGCTTGCCCAGAAGGATGCGCCATGCTGAACTCGGTTCCACTGCCAAGCCGGGAAGGTGGGGGTGTTGATAATCATGGTTGCTGCCTCCTTAGGGCTGCTCGTCGTTTCCATGCCGTCAGTATATACACAGTTCCCTAGCCGGGGCAAGTCATACCGGGACACCTTCTGAACACGCAGGTCAACAGGTGTTTCCGGGCACCCGAGAATCAGGCCGAACGCAGCAAACCTAGATTCGTCGCGGCTGCCGGGTTGACATGAATCCATCATGACAGGAGCGGCAAATAGCGACCGTGTTCGTTGGGTCGAGGATCGAGCCGCCTCGCGCTCGGGTGAGCGGTTCGTGAAGTTCAACAGCGAGGCCACCGCAGCGGGCGTTGTGTCCGGCGTGGGTGATGACGGCTCCGGCTTCGCAGAGTTCGCGGCGGGCGAGTTCGTCACGGACCATTTGCTGTCGGAGGCGTTGCCGTTTGGCACGTTTCGGGCTGATGTGTCGGAGTGGGGTGCGGCGTTGGAGCGGCCCTCCTCGACGCAGCGGTGTCCGTTTCATTCAGCCTCGGTTTCGATCAGGCAGATCCTCACGACGTCTGTGTCGCTGTCGGGTGCCCGGTCAACGTGCGAGAGAGATAACCGCGCGGGTTCGACGTCGAGGATCAAAGCGAGATCGTCGAGGGTTAGGTACACCCGTACCTCCCGGCGTGCTGGCCCGCGTTCGACACTCATGCTGCCTCCTGTTGGCATAGTCTGCGTTCTCGCATCGTGTGGTTCACCGTGGCCTTGCCACAGTCGCAGATGACTGCCGGAGGCCCGTCGTACTTTCGGACCTCTAAGTGACGGTTGGAGAAAACCGCGAAGTCGCTGTCGAAGCCCATCAGCCAGATTCCCACAGGTTGTCCAGACCTTTGACCATGCCGCCTTGTCGGAGAAACTCGACGGCTACAGACAGCCGGAAATGGAATCGGTCAGGTGTGCCGGGTGGATACCGCTCCTCTAGCAGCAGGATCGTCTGCTCAAACGGATAGCCGTCCCACTCGGCGTCGAACAGGTCGTAGTCGTCAAGGGCGCTCGCTGTCGGGAGCGGGTCGGGCATTGGCATGGCCTCTGGTTCGTTTGCCGGTGGCTCCGGTTCTGAAGGCGTCGTGGTCGTCGTGGTGGTCGTGGTCGTCGGAGCCTGAGTTGTAGTAGTCGTCGGGACAACCGTGGTCGTGGTCGCTGCCCTGATGGCGTCCCGGCTTTCGATCGTATGGGTCGGCGGGTGCGGCAGCGGGAGGATCGGAGCGGCCTGCCATACACCAGTCATGCCAAGGCGGCATTGGTGCCGCCAGTTCGTGTAGACGCCGGGGCGCTCACCCCACCAAGGATCATCCCAGCGGAGCATGTCACCTGACTGGTAGTCGATGTACCAGACCCGCTCATCGAACGACCGGGTGTCCTCCGGGTCACACGGCGCGTACACCATGTCGTGATCGGCCCCCGCCGAGGTCGTCGGCAACCCGGCGAAGATGATCGCGGCGACGGCTATGACTCTCAGCATCGGCAGCCACCAGCCGTTCCGCTACACACAGGACAGACACCCGTGCGGGTGTTGACGAGGTGGTCTCCGTAGTCGGTGAAGTCCAACCCGGAGCAGAGTTCAAGGTGCCGCCGCCGTAGGTATTCGGCGTCGGTCATCGTTGAGGCTTGAGCCTCAGTGGTGTCCGTCATTGTTCCTCCCGAACAGGTTTGCGAGTATCGCGTTGGCGTTGTTCGTCGAGCCAATCCACCACATCTGACTGTCGATACCTCAGGTGTCCTCCGACTCTGATCGCGGTCGGACCCTCCCGCCGATACCGCCACGCATGGATAGTCCTCTTTGGGATCTGGAGATACTCCGCTAGGTCATCGAGTGTGAGTAGTGGTTCCATCGGTTCTGTCATTTTGCCTCCCAGCATGTTCGCGACGGGTTCCAATGTCGGGCACCGCCGCCCTCGTAGAACAACCACGCAGCGACAGCGACGTTCGCTTCGGTATCGAACGGGCTGGCACCCGGCACCCCGGCTTTCTCAGATCGCTCAGACCAGAACTTCGCTAGGTGCTGGAACCAGCCGACAGCCAACGCTGAGGACACCACAGCCGATTCGGTGTCGTAGGTTTGTGCGCTTGATTCGCAGAACGCTACCTGTCGTGCCCATGCCCGGTCGTCGGGTAGGAAGTATCGGTTGATGAGTTCACCGAGCGTCGCTGACGACTCGACGGTCGGCTCGGCGAGGTCCGGGTAGAACACGGCGAGCGCAGCGTGTGGCCCGCCGAGGTATTCGACATGAGCGGCGCGGGTGACCGGGCCGTAGATCGAGTCGACGGAACGCACCCCGACGAGCATCTGGAGTTGAAGCACATCCCCGCCCCGCTCGAACATACGGTACTGACGCCCTGCGACATCGGGGATCGTCGTCGAGGTCGTCGTGGTGGCAGTCGTCGTAGTCGCTACGAGAGCCGTCGTAGGGGCTATCAGGGGCGCTGCGGTGCCGAATGTAGACGGTACGGCCTGAACGGTCGTGGAGGCCGCTAGACGGGCCGTATCCGGTACCTCGGTTGGCTGCTCGCACGCACCGAGCAGCACCATTCCCGACCCGACGACACACGCTGCCACACGGTAGATCACGACGGCACAGCCACCCATCCGGTACCCATGCTGTGCCGATGGGTGACGTTCCCGTCGGCGTCTCGGCGCTCGTTGGACGGGACGGCTTCAACCTTGATCGTCTGGTGACGGGCTAGGTCGCGGAACCGTTCGACATGCTCGGCGTCGCGCAGCAGCAATCCGAGGTCGTTGAACGGTCGGCCCCGGTCGTTTTCCCCGCAGTAGAACGGTTCGTGCTGCCAGCCGACCACGGCGTCCAACACATCCTCGACCGGGTGGTCGTTCAACGCCTTCTTGATGGTGCGGCGGCGCTTGTCGTCGAGCCGGGTTCGGGTGGGATGCTTCCCGGTCGCTTCGACCCACGCATCGAATACGACCCGTACCTCATCCACCTCTTCTATCTGTTCAGGTTCTTTGGTTAGGTTCATAGGGCGCTCGTTTTCGTCCCCCTCGGGGCGGGCGGTTTCGTCCCCCTCCCCCCGCCTATTTTGGTCCCCCTCCCCCACAGGAATCATCAGCGTGTAAAGCGGAGTCGTTTCACGCCCGTTGCGTTCGTCGTGCCGGTACTCGACACGCAGCAGGTCGGCGGCTTCCAACTCAGAGCGTGCGCGCCGGATCGTGCCCGAGGCGACACCGGGTGGCAGCATCTCAGCGAGCCTTCGACGGCTCGGCCAACACTGTCGGTCGTCGTTCGCAAACTGCGCGAGGGCTATCCACAGGCGCAGTCCGGTTGGGGACAACTTCTCGGCGAGGATCGCAGTCGGAAAGACCACAATCTCAGCGTTCGTCCACCGTCGTCGAAGTCGGCTATCGTTCGCCATAGGGTCTCCTCACCCTGTATGCGGAGCCGGGACGGGGTTCCCCCACCGTCGCCCGTCCCGGCTCTGCGTCCTACTCGTTCTCGCTGGGGGTCGCCGAGGTTAGCCCCTCCACGACCTCGGCGATAGCAGTTCGGGTAGGAGGCTCGTCGCCGACCATCTCATCCCACCGGACGCGGGCCAGATCCTTGTCCCCGCCGACGGCTTCCAGCACGGCGAACTTCGCTTCGGCGACCGGCATCAGGTCCGGGTCGACCGGTTCGATTTCGATGACCTCACCATCGGCGGTTACGTCGGCTCCGAGTTCTTCGGGGACGTATCCGGCGCCGAGTACGACGTCGGGAAACAGCACCCGGCAGAGTTTCGCGACGGCCCGCCATGTCAGCATGGCGTCTTGGTACTGCTTCCAGTTGCGCTTGTCGGCCAGCCCCGCAGCCGCGGCGTCGTCCATCGTGAACGACGCTGAGTGTTCGTCTCCGGTGTCGGCGCGGGTGCCGTGGGCGACCGCACCGTCGGGGTTGACCTCGACGGTGACGGAGTGCCCGGCCTGCCGAACCAAACCGAGCATGGCCTCCGGTCGCAGGCTCGCGGTGCCCTCGATGACATGGTGATTTCTCATCGACGTCATTACGTCCCAGCCGAATGCTCGACCCGCCAGTCCGGCTGCCACGATGTCGGCACCCTTCCTGCGGTACGCGCTGGGGATGACAGTCGACTGGGCGAGGATCTCCGACTGGCGAACGATGAGGTTGAAGATCGAGGACTCGTCCATGGGGATCAGGTCGCTGCTCATAGCACCTTCGCCTTCGTGATCTTGACGGAGGCGACGTACTCGCGTCGGCAGTATTCGTCGTCGTCGACTCCGAGGTTCTTGAGTTCGGTCCACTTCGGCTCAAACCGGAAGCACCGTTCGTACAGGTCGACGGTCACGGCTTCGGTTGGTCGAAGTTCCCCGGTCTCGGGGTCCATCCTAATGTCGTCGAGGAAAGCCACTTTCCTGACGTACTTGACGAGGGCAGCGCGGTCGATTTCTGACCGTCGCCATGAGCCGGTGCGTTCGGCGACGATGCCGTTGCCGAGGACGACGCGCTGCTCGCCAGCGTTGTCGATCAGGCGGTTGGCGAGCGCCTTCGCTGCGGTCGACGCCGACCGGATGTTCCGGGCTGCTTCGTCGAGCCGGTCGACCATCTCGATCAGGTCGGCGAGGCTAACTGCTTCGTCTACCGGGTCGAGTAGTAGGTCGCTGAGTTTGCCGATCTGTTCGGCTGCTTGCTGAGGTGTCATTGAGTGCTCCTCACTCTGGTTGGTCGGTCGATACGACCGCTGGGGAACAGGTTACGGCACGGCTGTGACAGGGTTGCGGCAGTCGTCGGGTCAAAGTTTCTGAAAAAGATTCTGACCTGCGGGTTTGTCCGGGTTTCGGGTGTGTTTGCGCTGGTCGCTGTTTGCCTAGTCGGGGGATGACTTGCCCCGGCTAGGTCTATGCCCTATACTTACGGCATGGAAGCAACGAGCAGCCACAAGGAGGCAGCCACCATGACCAAGTTCACCACCCGTCAGTTCGAGCGGACCCACGGGCGCACGCCCAAGGGCTTCGGATCGTGGGCGTTCCAAGCGACCACCAGCGAGACGGCGTTCGACTCCGAACTCACCGGCGAGGTTCAGTTCTTCACCGGGACGTTCACCGAGGCTCGGGCCGAGGCCCGCCGCTTCTTCACCGCTCCGCTTGTCGCGGTTCTCGGTTAGGAGGCAGCCACCATGAACACCACCTACCGAATCAAGCAGACCCCATCCGGTCACTGGACCTCGCTCCGGGTCGTCTCGAACGGCCAGCCGGTCCTCGTCCCCGACACGGTAGTCATCGTGTCCACCAAGACGGCGCAGGAGCAGATCAACACGCTCCGGCGTTACTTCGACAACGGCTTCCTTCCGGTCGGCAAGATCGAGGTGCTGCTGTGAGCCGTCCGAATCCGAAGTGCCCGGCGTGCGGCAAGCGCGGACAGAAGTTCCGCTGGAGCCGCAACGCAGCAGCAGGCCCACCCATCCACATCGAGTGCCCACACTGTGACTGGTGCTACTCGGCGCACGGGTTGGAACTCACCTCGGGGATGGCACCGTGGAACACGCACGGCCACCCGCAGGCCCGGCTCGCAGCCGACTGGTTCGCCAACTGGTCGCCGATCCGAGAGGCGGCGTGATGCCAGTCTCAGACGATCAACTTATCGAGGGCATCAAGCCCCACGATCTGATCCCGGCTCCGTGGATGGTCGACGCGGCGTGCGCTGATGCCGACCCGGCGGTGTTCTTCCCCGAGCACGGGCGGGCGGCGACTCAGGCGAAGGCGATGTGCGCCGGGTGTGCGGTCCGGGCCGAGTGTCTCGACTTCGCTCTGGCGAGCCACGAGCGGTTCGGTATCTACGGCGGGATGACCGAGAAGGAGCGTAGGGTCGAGGCCCGACGCAGGAAGCAAGCAGCATGAGCAAGAAGAAGCCGACGCCGAAAAAGGTCTGGCAGCCGCTCGTCCGCGATCCCGACTGGTACCGGGAGCAGAAGCGAGTCGAGGTAGCCAAGACGGTCAGGGCCAAGTTCCCTGACATCTCCGACGAGGCGCTCGACGATCTCATCTCCGACGAGACATGGGGCAACGACCGGTACACGGTCAACGTCCACTACCTCGACGGCGACCGTGACGGGTTCGTCGAACTCGCCGTCCACAACCACAACCGCACCCCGCATGTCCCGTGGCGGCACCTCCAGCAGATCAAGAACGAGGTGCTCGGTCCTGACCGGGAAGCGGTCCAACTGTTCCCCGCCGAGGACCGCCTCGTCGACACCGCCAACGAGTTCTGGCTGTACGTCTACCCGGTCGGGAAGGCTCCGATGCGGAACCGGCGCACGAAGGTCGGCATGGACTACGGCAGGAACGTCGCCTACGACACGCCGGACGGGTTCGGTCGTAGTCGCCAGTCGTCACCGATGGAGGTCGCCGGGTGAAGATCATCGAGGTGGGCATCACCCCGGCGATGGTCGCCGAGGCCGAACGGCTCGCAGCCGAGGTGCCGATCCTGAACCACTCGATCCGAGAAGGCGAAGGAACCGTGTACGGGTTTCTCGGCGAGGTCGTATTTGTGGAAGGGGTCGGGGGTCGGCAGGCCAACACCTACGACTACGACATCGTGATGAAGTCCGGTCGTAGCGTCGACGTCAAGACGAAGATGGTCCGGTCGATGCCTCGCCCGCATTACGAGTGCTCGGTCACGGCGGGGCACACGGGACAGGCGTGCGACGTCTATGCGTTCGTGCGGGTGTTGGAGGACATGACCCGAGGCTGGTACTGCGGGGCGATGAAGAAGAAAGAGTTTTTCGAGAAGGCCCGGTTGGTGCGGGCCGGGGAGCAGGATGGTGACAACGGTTGGGTGGCGAAGGCTGACTGTTACAACCTGCCGATCCGTGACCTGAGAATGAACGGCATCTAAAGACTTGCCCCGGCTAGGGAAGTGTGCCTATACTGGGGGCTGGAAACACCGACCGAGGAGAACAGCAACATGATCGCCACCTTGACCGAAATCGCCGCCTACATCTTCGACACCTACGGTGTCCGTGTCGGCACCACCGCCACCGGGTTCACCGGTCGCCCCGTCCGGGCCTGCTTCGGCCCGGTCGGAGCGGCAGTTCACCGGGTGGGCTACGGCACCGGCTTCCCCAAGTCGGGGTCTTATCAGGGGATCGCCCACTGGGGCACCATGCGGATCGCTCGCTACACCCGAGCAGGCAACCCGGTCATCACCCGCCGCCACCCGCTCGCAGGCGCTTGGTCGTCTCCGGGTGGGGCAACAGTCCACCCCGACGACATGGTGCTGGAAGTGTCCGACGTCGATGGCGTGACCGTCCTCGTCGTGGATGACGGGTCCACATGGGGGGCGATGGTCCGATACGAGGCGCTGGACTCCCCGCCGTGCGTGGCCCCCGTGGTCAAGGTGTCGATGAACGCTATTGCGCGGCTGGCAGCGGAGCAGGCGTAGTACCGCACCTGTGACCGGTGCCCCGACTAGGGTAGG